ATCTGTTGCAGTGATGAAACCAGATTGAATACTAATTCCAGCACCAATTAAAGTATTCCCTACCTCTATATTTTCAATCGTCGCAGTATCAGAGACGGATAATGTTTGACCTCTTAGTTGAGATGCAGTTAAAAATCCTGTAACTCTTGCATTTCCGCCATTAACGTGCAAGAGTTCTGTTGGAACCGTAGTTCCAATTCCAACCAGTCCAGTAGGACTTACAACCAGATTGTCATCATCAACTTGAACGCCATTGCGAAAGTTGAATTGCTTTCTTATATTCGCCATCGTATATGGTGATTTTTATCTATTTATCAAAAGACTCCACCATTAAATGTTGGACCGTATATAGTCCCAGATACGACATAATTTACACTTCCACTACCTGAGATAACAATAGATCTACCTTTGCCACCGCCACCACTATCACCACTACTACCATTACTACCATAACTTCCACCATTGCCGCCGCTACGAGCGCCATCGCCGCCGCCACCACCGCCGCCTCCAGGACCGCCTTGACTACCATCACCACCTCTACTACCGCCGTTGCCGCCTCCAGAACCACCTGCACCGCCTGGAAATCCTTGACCGCCGCCTCCGCCGCCGCCACCTTTTCTTCTTCTATCCTTCCTTCTATTTCTACCTCTGGAATCACACCACCATCCACATCTCCTATAATCACGGGATCGTTTGTGCCTATCCTTTCTTTTACCAGCACCGCCGCCTCCTCCACCGCCGCCACCAGCGATGAATCCATAGTTAGTAATATCGAGAGGATATTCAACACCTAATCCAGAAGATCCCCTCTTACCACCACTAGGACCTCCACTTCTATTTCCACCTTTTCCACCAGCACCAGCGGCACCAATAATTGCACCAGAACCACCAATATTCAAATCAAGATTGGTATTACTATTCCAACTACCAGTTCTTAATGCACACTTTAGTCCACGACTACCATCATACTCTGATCCAATTCTCTTATTGACGTGGATAATAACTCTAGTTCCATTAGTATTACTTGGTCTTCCCCTAAAACCACCAATTGTTTGAACTCTATTGGAACTACCATTATTATATCTGTTTCTAGCAGTAGCTCTTCTTATATTACTACCATCATAATAATTTACAACACAATTAAGTTGTTTGCTGTAAAAATTACTTATACGGATAGTTCCACTCTGTGGAACACCAGTGTCAAGGGGCAGATTGGACATTGCCCCAAAAGTTTCACTAACTCGATATCTACCTAAACTAACCCCACCTCCACCATCAGCGCGACCAAACTCACTAATGATATTAGAGAACCTTATTGTTCCAGAACCCTGTAACATATCTCTTTTTGATTATTTATTGAGTTTATCTTCAAGAGTAGAAACTTTATCAGAAAGTTCCTTAATTGCCTCAATCAAAAGTGGGACAATTTTTTCATATTGAACAGTAATGTAATCATCATCACGAGTCTTAACTGCTTCCGGAAGAACTTTTTGAATTTCTTGTGCAGAAACACCTACGTTTCTTACATCAGTTGGGAAACCAAGTTCAGCACCTTTTTCATTGAAGTTGTACGTAAATCCACTTAGAGAGCAAACTTTAGCGAGAGCATCATCTAGTGGTGCCTTGTCGGTCTTAACACGATCATCAGATATGAAAGCGACAAGATCTCCAAGCAATCTTAAAGTATTGCTTGATGAGTCATAGGATATTCCAGAATCAACTCTTGCTGTTGTATAATGATTTCCAGGTGCGGTCCCTTCTTGTAGTAAGAGATAATGCGGACCAAAGGAATTTCCTAATCCATTAACTCTGATTTGATTAGACTTATCAGCAGTTCCTGCAAATCTGGATGCAGTAACAGTGTTGCCACCAAAGTTTCCAGATCCATTTACAGTTAATGTTCCATCAATAGTAGTAGCATCAAGTGTTGTGTTTCCAGCAACATTAAGTCCATCAAGTTCTGTAGTACCATCAACATCAAGGTTGCCTGTAACAACTAAGTTATCATCAACTCTTGTTGTTCCACTAGCAGAGTCGAGTTCTAAGTTTCCTGTTGCTGTATCAATTTCATTGTCACCACTTACACCAATTCTAATTTCATCAATGTGTGCCTCAGAGAATGGTTTTGCTGCTGTACCAAGATATGCACCCTCATCAGTATCGGGAACAATACCAGTATCAACAGTGACTTCTCCAGTTAATTTGGAAGATCCATTAACAGTAAGGGTTCCATCAAGTTGTAAGTTACCACCAAAATCAACATCACCACAAACAAATAGTTTCTTGCCGATTGCAACACCACCTTGAACTCTCAGTGCAGCATTTGCATCTGTGCAAGAAGTTGCATCATTAGTATTTTGAAAGTCAACTCTACCAATAACTCTCAAATCATTATTGAGAACCAGTTTCTTGTTCATTCTCACATCACCGTTGAAGGTGATAGGACCATCAAACTGTGAAAGAATTTGCTTAGACTTACCACCCTCAACCAAGATTCTTTCTTTGACAATAACCTCATCAAATACAACAGAGAGTCTATTGGGATCTTCACCAGTTACGGTTGGTGTTGGAACATCAAATGTGGTTTGCTCACCAGACTGTGCCGAATACTTAGTGTTTCCAATGTAGAAATCACCATCACTGTCCATACCAGTGTAAAGAACAGTACCACAAGAGGTTTCTTGTGCTTGAGACAAGAACTCTTCCTTTTCACTAAGAGTCTTAACTTGGACTTGTGGGAGACCAGTAGAGTAGTTACCAGGACCATAACCAAGATATTCAAAGGTATGACCAGAAGCACGAAGGATTGAAGGTCTACGAAGTTCAATAGGTGCTAACTTAATTTTCTTAATCTGAGCACCGTTTGCGTGCGGTTCAATAATGGTTCCCATAGAACCGCGAATGACCTGAATCTCATTATTACCACCACCAATGAGAGTTGTAGACTTAAGTCTCATAATCTCATTGCCAATCTGGAGGTAAGAACCAAGTGGGAATCTTGCGATTACTTCACTTGCACCAGTTGGAAGATTGGCAATAAAGTTCTCTTCAGTTGTAATTGATTGACCCAAGAACAACACTTCATTATCATAATTTGGAATACCTCTAGTTCCAAGATTTTCACCTAGAGAGTCGGCACTTGCATTGTTAGCAGAAAATCCGTGCTTCAGTACGTGCTTAGTAGTAGAAAGTGATGTAGTGGAGGAAACTTGGAAAGTATTGTATGTGGCATTATTGACAATAAAATCACCAACAAGACCATTTGAAGCATCAGTAAGTCTTACTTTGTTACCAACAACAAGTCCGTGTCCTTCAGTTGTGACAATTTGTTCAATCCCAGTAGTAGGTGTAGTTACACCATTAGCAGCAACGATACCAACTCTGCCAATAACCATTGCATACTGACCTGAGATAATAACAGGATCATTTGCAGTTTTTGCAATCGTTAATTGTTTTTTGGAACTAGAATCACTAATTCTATAGTAACCATCAGTTGCAGTACCAATACCAGTAATTTGAACATAGTCTGCTGTTGCTGTTGAAATGCCAGATAATGTGGTTACAATATTTGCAGATGGTGTTCCACCAATAGTGCTAGAATCAAAGTAAAGTGTTTCTGAAGGGGTATATCCAGATCCAGGTTCTTTAATAGTTGCAATAGTAACAGCACCACTACTAACTGTAACGTCAGCAGTAGCACCATCCCACATAGCATTACTTGGTGCGGCATTATTATTAAACAGTCTTACATTAAAGTAATCTCCATCAATATGACCTGATCCACCATTTAATGTTGTATAGGAATTTAATCCATTCAGTTGGTGCTCGTCGTCAAATACGATTACCGCAGAAGCACCACTATCAACAACACTAGTAATCTTATTACCAAGAGAGAATGAATCGACAAACTTGTCAAGAGTTTCTCTAGTAATACTTCTCTTCAGATCATTAGTGACAACCTCACCAATTGGATTTCTCTTAGCAAGACTAACTGCCGATGTTGGGTTATCGTCTACATTATCTCTATCTAACTGTGGGTATAGATTTGTTACCTTTTGACTATACTTAGAATTTACAAATTCACTACCAATAGCATTTCCACTGTTAAGAACATACAGATAATAAACACCATCTTGAACATTTTGGATGTATGGTTTAATAACTTCTGTACGATAGAGATAGAAGTTTTCATTATTATTGTTTCTCTTGAATCTTGGAAGTACTTTATTTCTGACGTTGGTATCATTCAGAATATTACCAGGATCATGAGTAACGCCAGAAATATCTACATCATTAACTGTAAATGTCTTATCATCTACAATATCCTCAACATTGAATGTACCATTAAATCCAAAGTCTTTACTTGCTGCACCATTTGTACTGCTAACTACATCAGAAATAATAACAACATCTTCATTCTTTAGATTGTGTGGTTTATCTGCTCTAATTGTGATTAAGTTTGCACCATTGTCGTAAGTGCAAGTAGTAATAAATCTAGGATTACGATCAAAATCATAATCTGATCTACCAATATCAGTAAGATTAAAGTCAGAAGTCTCTCTTACATTGACAGTGCTTGAATCTTGTAAGATAAATCCATTGACTGGATCTCTGGTATTGTCAAGTTCCTTAGGAACAACATAACGCATTCTATAGAGTTTTTCATCCAAACTTCTATCATCTGCCTTTCTCTTGACATATGTGATTTCACTATCG